AAAATTTGCCGAAGGCTCTTTACTTGTTATTGGGGTCAATATCGGTTCTGCTAATTTGACAGCCGGTTGACCCAAGATTCGCATCGATCACTTGGAGTATTACCAAGTTATTAGGATGCGCAGTATCCAAAGGATACACACATGTTTCTAGTAAACTCGGTAACTATTATACACCGGTTTACTTCTAACACTGCCTATGGCACAGTCTAGTATAGCCTCAACTTGTGATAAAATGTTGTTTACATGGAATCACTCAACTTTAGCCCCGTATCAATATGTTGATATTGCCCAATGCTTGTCGATTATTAATCGTAGAATGTATCGACAAGGAATGAACTACGCTGTAGGTTCCGTTGAAGTTTACTGTGCTACCGCTGGTAGACTTGAAGTAAATATAGTTCCAAGAACTTGGGTTGCTGACAATGCAACTACCAAGGCTTTCGAAAATTGGAAAGACCAGAGAGCTGAAGTTTTGAAAGAGAGTCCTTCTCTTAAAGCGAAATGGTCAGATTTTAAAATATTTTTAGATCCAGCTCATGCTACTGCAGGTGTAGCTGGTAATCTAACTCCCGTTGATTCTGAAGGTGATCCATATTCTTTGGGTGAATGGAATGCTTCAGAATTTGTTATTCCTGTAACCGGTGGGTCCGGCGGTCTTGGCCTTGCCCAAGAGGTTACTATGCACATTGTTGGTGACCACATACCTGCTGGCGCCTTTAACAATGCAGTTACATCTGCTGGTTTAATTAAATCATATGCAGATTCACGTTCTTATGTTTTAGCACCTGATCCGGTGCAGCCTCCTGGCTATAATACGAATATGTATATTCGTGAATCATCTCATGATGAGATGGCAGCTGACATTATTCAGAATGTTACAAATCATAATGATAATCCTCCATATGATAATGATCATTATTCTGGCGGAGATACTAACGCTCCAGAACCAGAATTTGTGGATACAGCTATAATTTCTAATTATGGCGATTCAAGTGCTTTTTCCAAAGGTGTAATTGGTAGTTTTATTGCACCTCTTGGATTGTTGAAATTCCAGGGCCTTAGTTTCGATGAAGACGCAGTAATTTCTGTTGTCGTCAATCTCGTCCCTGGTAACTACAAGGGCATCCTCGCAGAAGGAGGCTTGTGAACATGAGTCCCGCAGTAGAAACTACCGCAATACCTACGGCTAGTGGTGACGTCGCCACCGGGGCTCGCCTCATGATTCATCTGAAAGAGAATAACCTGCAATATCTGTTAGGTATTCTCATAATGCACACCCTTGGTGTGACAGACAAAATTTTCCAAGCAGGAGTTGGTTTATGTGGCTAGAATTACACACGGTAAAATGTTTAGAACCCGAAGGGGAAGATACGGTTGTTATGAGTATCGCAATGGTAAGAAAGTTAAGTTTGTTGAGAAGAGATCTACTGGTCGATATGCTCGTAAAACGAATACACGCAAGTTCACTAACAGGCGTCGATATTAATGTCAGTCATTGACAGTATGCGTCAGCGTTCCATCAAAGAATGGGTTGCTGGCTCTGCAGTTACTTACACTGCTACTAAGATTTCAAAAACACAGTGGCGTAGAGGCCTACGAAATGTAGGTGCCGCTGGAAAAGGTTCTGGACGAATGCTTCATGCATCTTACAGAACAATGCAAGATTTTGCTAGAGCTAATAGAGTTGGCAATAAACCGTTCACGTTCGAACCTCTGGTTCCTGGTGCAATTGCTACTGGATTATATGTTGCAACTCCCGTTGCTATGGTTGCTGCAGCTTTCAAGTATCCTTCAATTGCTGGTCCCGCCCAGTCAACAGCTGCTACTGGCCAAGTTGGGATTGGTTCCCATGCAGGACAGATGTTAATTTCAGGTAATATGAGATGGAATGATCTCTTGCCCTGGTAATCGGATTCTATCTTCTTGATATCCGAGACGCCGCCCGACTTTTCGCTACTGCGAAAACTTGTGTAGTCGGGAGCTGAAGTAGTGATTGTGTCATGTTAATGACAGAATCGCATGTCTCGGTCAGTTTCCTTTGCGCATACAACCGTATGTCACTGACCTCGTCTTACCCTTTGTAAGATATTTAGTAATGTAACTCGCTACTTGTTTGCGTTCAGTTACAGCTTCATAATTGATAGTGCCTAATCCAATTGGCGTTAACGCCTGGCACTTGTCTTCCAAACCTTTGCCAATATATGGTGCAACTCCAACCATATGGCAATGAGCATGGTGGCTGAATGACATGAATGCCTGGTCTTTTACCCAGTCCTCACCATTGCGTATACCGTATATTTTGGTAGTCGATTCTAAGACGTAAGTTCCGCCACGAACACCAAGCTTCTCTTGGAGTAGCTTTTTCGCTGGTCTCATCTTAGATCGTAATATTTTCATTTCACTTGTAGCTTCAGTGCTATCAGATTTATCTGACTTCAGTGCAAATGTGATTAACTTAGGGAATTCGTATCTCCACTCGTGGAATCCTAAGTTCTTGCAATGTTTCCATATTTTGGTAGTTCTCCTTTGCATACGTTTGTATCGTGTGTAGATTCCATCACACCTGGCACAACGTGAGGGTAGATGGAGTGATATCGTTTTGAAATCAC